CTAGTCCAGTTTTCTAGATTAAATGGATTTAAAGTTTTACCGCCTTGATAACCTCCGCCTCCTATACCACTTGTAACTTTACCCATACCATAAGTTCCTAATCCTTTTGCCAAAGATGAACCTATTTTACCTGTTTGATCAAAACTACCTACACCTGCCATTAAACCAGCTAAGGGTGCATTGAACGGTGCAACAAACGGTGCAGCTTTAACTGCAACATCTGCTACTTCATTTGGTATTAATTTTCTAACTCTGTCTTTTATACTTCCCCCAAAATATCTTTTTCTTCCATCAACACCCATGATACCACCAAAGGCTGCCATCTGTCTGTTAGCCATAGGAGGTTGTGCAGAACCGAGTTGTCCTTCTCCTATAACCATCATTCTAAATTCTTCAAATGACATAGGCGTTGCATCGGGTCTTTGTTCTAATAAATCATATACGTACTTATCGTACTCTTCTTTCAATAAAGCATCAGCCATCATCTGTTCTTCTTGTGGTGATTTAGGACCTTCATTACCTCTATACTTTATAGATGGTGCGTCAGTCTCTAATTCTTCTGAAAATTGTATGTCTGTTATTGCCATAATTTTGCCTAATTTTAAGCGGTTTATTATCTTACTTTGTTTTTGAAAAAAGATCAAGGTCTGGCATTAAAACATGTACGTCTCTTCTAATAGCGGATTCGGGAATACCCTTAGCCCTCCATTCTTCTTCCGTCTCATAAATTACTCCAGTGTGCTTATTTTTTATAGTTGTTGTTACCTTTGTAGGTGTTACAACTGGCACTTCTTTTCCATCTATTATTGTTGTTTTCATTATGTTGTTATCTCCTTCTTAATGTTTAAATAACTCACTGCAAAATCAAATGAATCAGCACTACCTGCTTTAATTGTAAGAGTTGTTCCACCCTCTACTATTAACGGTTGAGTTAATAATTCTACCGTAGTATTTGCAGTTAATGCTGCTGATTTAATGGCTGTAATACCGTTGTTTGTAACAATAGGACTAGGTGTGCCAGCAGAGGTTATTAAAATAGATTTAATAACATACGTTTCAGTCACTAAAGGATAGCCAGCACCAAAAGGATTAAGTTCTCCATTGCTGGTATCATCATCTACTCCTACAAATTTATATTGATTAACAACAGCAGCCATTATTGTAAAAAGAAGCTTCTAGCTTCTATCTCCTGTTTTAAATCTTCTTGAAAAGTAGTGTTTAATTTTTCTAACACGGCGTCTAAATCTCTAACTAAAGATTGCGCTACATCTTGTCTATAGTCTTCACTAGCTCGGGTTAATGTTTGTACTATCTTTGCCATTATGTATATGTAATTGGGGTATCTGTTGTACCAGGTTGTTGTCTATAAGGATCATCTACTCTAAATCTTTGTATAAAATCTTGTACTTCATCTACAGTTTCATCATCATCATAAAGATTTTGATCAACATTAGCATAATAATCAGTATATGTTTTTGGTAGTATTGGTATAATACCTTCTCCTTCTCCTGTTCCTCCATCCCTTGGTGAAAAGGGATTATTTTTAGTTGGATTGTATCCCATGTCTTGTCGTGGACCCATAGTAGTATCCCAACCGGAACCCCATTTACTTGTAAGGTTTTTAAAACCTTTTATTGCGTTAGGTATCAGTCCATATTGATTATAAAAATCTAAACCTCTTTCAATTATTCCTTTTGAATTACTCCCAGTAATTCCATAACTTGCGTCAAATTCTTTTTGAGCTGCTACATCGGCTGGTCTTGTACTTCTTTCATAATTACCGGTTCCAGTGTCCCTGGATCCTGATACATCCGGGCCTTCATGACCTCCGTAAGCTCCTCCTGGTCCTCCAAAGTCTCCTTGTAAACTAGGTATTCCTGCAGGGCCTCTATTTGGTTTTCCATTTAAGGATCCATATAAATTTAAATCTATTAGTATGTCTTGTTCTTCAGGTGTAATATAAGCAAGATGAGCCGTAGGATGATTAGGAGATGATTTAGCTACTCTAGGAGCATTAACCATTTGTGATGGTTCGTAGTTTTCTACTCCTCCTTGGATACTCATTATTCCGCCATTATTTTTTTGAATTCTATTTCCATAAGTATCTGTCCAGTCTCTTGCGATCTCTGGTTCGTTAGCCCATAGGTATCTTCTTTGCTTCTCTGATTTAAATGGCATTATCTTCTTCCTCCAGCATGTACATCTAACCTAAAAGTCCCTAATTTCCAATTAGAATCTACTGCACTATTAGATATCTTTACTGCAACCGATCTACCTCTAGCTCTACAAGATTGATACTTAGTAGAAGATGTAATGGTAAAAGGACCTAATGATGAACTAGCTGCTGTTTCATTTGGAAAATCTCTTAAATCTAATTCAACAACTGTGTTGCCTGCTTGAGTTATAAAGTCAGGTAAAAATCTACTTACTCTCATTATATGTTCACCATCTCCTCTAAAAGTAATTCCTTCTCTTTGAGATTGAGTAATATCAAAATCTCCAGATAATATATTAGCAGGTATAGCTGAAGTTGTTCCAATTTTAATTTGATTAACTCCTGTTTCATGCTCATAGTAATAAGTAACTCCATCGGTATTACCGGTCACATCAAAAGAGGTGTCTGTATCTGCATCATAAAAAGTTGCATGAGGCAAACCAAAAATAGCTGAATCAATCCATGTGGTTCTAGGAAATATAGAACTAGCATTTGTATACCAGATAGGTCTATTAACAGTAGAATCTAAGTAACTATAAACTACACATCTATTATTTACATTTGAATCAGATGTAGGGTAAAACCACATTACTTCTCCAAATAAGTTATTAATTCCACAATAAACCATTTGATTAGATGTGGTATTAAGATCATCATAAACATAGTCTTCAACTAAACAATCTAATGATTCTAGTTTACCAGTAAATCTAAAGAAACCATTATCAGACATCCAGTAAGCAGCGCCATCCACTTCAACTGCTGCATTCTTCCCAATTAATCCACAGTTGGTACCTACTTGTTCATAGGCGAAAGTAAAAGGTGTTCCTACAAAACGCATGGTAAACAATGAGGTGTCTGTCCATACATAAATAGTGTTTCTACCTAACTTAGCTCCCATGATCCGTGATCCAGCAGCCAGTCTTTGTGTGCCTGCGCTGTTGGTTGCTGTAGGTGCCCAAGTGTTGATATCTTCCTGAGAAGAAAATCTTATAAACATATCATCTTGTGATGTTGTTGTACCGATAGTTGTTTCTGTTCCAAATAAAACTAAGTGACGATCAGGTGTCGATACAATCATATCTCTAGAAGCGGTCGGTGCTCCAGATATAATAGTTGCTCTAGTTGCAGTAGCATTAGATGCATCTGCATCCCATTCAAATACCGCACTATTACAAATTAAAGCAATCGCGGTACCTCCTAAATTATCTATTGACCATAAACCTGGTTCTGCAACTTTGTCCGTGGACGCTGATGCTTGACCCCATGCTGCATAGTCACTAAAATTAGTAACAGTTGCTCCGTCTGAGTGCGCAGCTCTTGTTGTTCCTCTCACGTTTCTTGTAATTCCTGTTAAAGTTGTAGATCCCGAAACTCCTGTATAAGAAATTTCTTCTGTGCCTACTTGAATATAGTTTGTGCCTGTGGTTGGAAAACCGGTAACAGAATCTAAAACAATACTGGTCCCTGATCCACCTGTTCCATAAACATTGTCGCCTAAAGCTCCATCTAAAGTATTAGTTTGAGGATTAGTTACTGTACCACCAAACTGAGATATACCCCATCCATATACACCCACTTGATCAGCAGGACCAACGTGGTAGTATCTATAATAAGTTATACCTCCAGAAGTAGTAGCTCCTGAGTCAGTTTCAGTAGCTCCGGCATTAATAGTAAGAGTAGTAGTAGTTGGTACAGATAGCACCATAAATTTTTTATCGCAAAAAGTTGTAGAATCAAAAACAGAATCAGTGATAGAACTAAATGTAGAACTATCACCAAATAAAATTATATCCCCTGCTACAAAGTTATGTGCGGATGAAAAAGTTAATGTAACAGTTGTATCATTATTAGTAGTACTAAAGG